CTCAACCCAGTTTTCTTCGCCTTCTATATCGTTAGGGTAGAACTCAGCTTCACCACCACAAAACGGGCACGGCTTAAGCTCTGGTTTGTTGGTCATCTTCCAACCCCCATTCTCGTGGCTTTAACCAGCATTGCGTCATATACAACACGGACTTTCTCGTGCGCTTCCCGTGGGCGGTTCTGGCGCAATAGCTCCATGCACTCTGTCAGAGTATTGCGGGAGGACGTCTCGAAGTGATCCTGCGGGTGCTTGAGTAGATGCACCGTGTACTTGATATTGTTGAAGGCATCACGAGGTCGAAGCGGCGTTTCTCGCAGCGCTTCCAGTGCGTCATATACATGATCGAGTGTTTTGGCGATTAGTTTGGTCATTCTGCTTTTTCCTCTCTTGCTATAAGCATTGCGTCTGCTACTAGGTAAGAGGTTCTAGCCCATTGGTTTATAACCTCTTCATCTCCTAAGCGAACAACATCCCAACTACGGCCGCCTAAAAGTGCTAATGCACCGATAGCCATCTTGTCTCGCAGTGCTTCTCGTTCCTTCTTCTGCTTGGCTATACGGAGATTTTCTTCGTGTGTCATTCCTAAATCTCCAATAAAACATCTAGGCGTGAGCCAAGCTTATCACGGGCGGCGAGGTCTTGTAGGTTCACAGCCCCTCTCCTTCTTCAACTTCAAACTCGATGCGCTTGCAGGCGATTCGGGTGGACTGCCCATATGCCTCTGCATCGTCTTTGCTGTCATAAGTATTAAAATATCCGTCTGGATAAACATTGACCCAGACTTCAACCTTAATCTTCTTTGGCGCGGGGCTAACGAGGTCATGTCCTGATTCAACTTCGATGTAATACCTACCATCCTCCGTGTACCAAGACTCATCATCATTTTCTTTATTAATAGCTAGGAATTGGAAATCCTTATCCACTTGTGATTTGTAAACAACAAGCCTTGTCTTACCATGACGCGTCTTGTACTCTTTTCCGACTTCGATTTTCATTTCACACATCCAAGGTCTTGACCGTCAACAGTGATCTCGTAATAAAAGTTCATGCCATCATACGGGCCGCAGTTTTCCTCATCGACGACTTCAAACCCAATAGAGCGACGAATAAAGATGCACTCTGTACCGTCATCGTTGCACAGATCCGGGTCTGAAAAATCTGCTGTCCACGACATGCCGTCCCATTGTCTGTTATTTTCAATCGCGCACTGTTCAGCGTAATTTTTTAGAGATGCGACGACATCTGACCACTTCTCTAATCCATCGTCAAAAACCTGTCCTTCATGATCTTTGATCGTCCATGTAGGCTCTGGCGCATAAGCGTTATCAATCGACACTGCTTTAATCTGGCCCCAGCTAAGAGGCAGACAATCAATCGTCGGTTTGCGTTGTTCAGTCATTTTGTTACTCCTCAGTTAAAAACGATTAAGCCAAGATACAGGCACAAGAAAGCGGCGAACCCTACCAGAGACATTGCCGCAATCAGGCAAAAAGCAAACACTGGAAGAAGTTTGTGTACTGGAAGAATCATTTTACTCACCTTTCGTTGTCCATGACCTAACACTAGGCCGTCATCGTGTGACTGTCAACATATTTTTCTGCTCAAAGCATAATTATTTTATCAGAACGGGATAAAGTCTTCTTCTTCAATGTATTGTGCCGCAATATTTTCTTCCTGTTTTTTATGCGTGAATGACAAGACGCGCCAATATTTTCCGTCTCTCCTAACTGTAACTGTATCAATGTCAGGATACTCAAGAACGGCAGCAAGCTCGCACGTCTTTGGTATGTGGTTTGGCAGAGCGTTAGGGTAATGCTTCTTAAACCACGCCTCTGCTTTAGCTCTTGGGTATCCAGTATGCTCAAAGCAAACGTAGTCGTTGAAGGAACCATCAAGGCAGCTATATGTAACCTTTAGCGTTGGCGTTGTTTTTCCTGCTGCAAGGTGCACTTTATAGCCAGTATACACAACCTTGTGTGTCTCTGGCTCTTGGTCGCTTGTGAGCAATGACTTGCCGCTGGCTGTCTCGTTGAGCTTGTCCTGCAAAAAGCTATAGCTGCACGAATAGCAATACTGCTGCGAGCCCCAACACTCAGTGCCACATGACGGGCATATTTTCATCACTGGCCCGTCTTTTTTCTCACGATCATCTGCAACCATATTAGGTCGCTTGCGAATGTCGATTGCGTCAATCGGCCCAAGCGTTGCAATGACACCACCAAAATCAAGCACCATGCAATCTTGCTTGCCTTCTGCTGTCCTGATGCCTCTGCCGATACATTGGATATAGAGGACTGGTGAGCGCGTCGGGCGCATGAAAACAAGGCAGTCAATATCGGGAACGTTAAACCCTGTTGTGAGAACAGCAACATTCACAAGGCACCTAATCTCACCTGCTTTGTAGCGTTTAATAATCTGCTCACGCTCTTGCTTTGGCGTTTCGCCTGTTACCATCTCGCAAGAGATATTCATCGCGCGGAAAGCATCTCTGACGTGTTCGCAGTGTTTAACGCCTGCCGTAAAGACAAGCCATTTCTTGCGGTCTCGTGCAAGAGCGCACGCCTCAGCGACGCACGCGCGCGTTACAGCGTCAATATCTACAGCCGCTTCAAGCTGGCTCGTGATGTAGTCACCGCCTCTTGAGCCTACGCCTTCAACAGATAGGCGCGTGCTGACCTTTGGTGTTACTGGCTTGCATAGATAACCATTGTCTATCATCCACCCTATTCCTATCTCATAGCAGACGCCATCAAACAGGCGGCCTTCTCCCTCATCAAGCCTTCCTGTGTCTGCCCTGAACGGTGTCCCAGTGAGGCCGATAACGATGCAGTTAGGATTCAGTTCCTTACAAGCGTCGATAAACTTACGATATTGTGTAGCCTCATCGTGACTAATCAAATGCGCTTCATCTATTATGATGATTTGCGGCACACGCGGAAAAGCTAAAGACTTATTCCAAACGCTCTGTATGCTCGCAAAAGTCACGTCGTTATGCAGCCTTTTTTGGCCCATGCTTGAACAATAAAATCCAAAATCGCAATCAGGATATTGCCCGCGCATTTCCTCAGAGTTTTGTTCTAAAAGCTCCATGACATGGGTTACAACGACGAATTTTGTATGCGGCGCTTGCTCATGTATGCGCTTAACTATTTCAGCTATCATGAGGCTTTTTCCAGCGCCTACAGGCGCGATAATAAGAGTGTCGCCATTGTCTCCATCTGCAAACCATTGGAAGACGCTTTTAATGGCTGCTTCTTGATAGGGGCGAGGCGTTTTCATGCGTTCTGGATCTCTCTGTTAAGGATGTCGATTTTCTTTCTGATCTTCCTAATTGATCGCATATAAATTACTCTGACCGTATTACCGCTAACTTTAGGCTCAATCTCTTGTCCAATTTTCTTAAGTGTCATTTCATAAAAAACACGCATAACAAATATGTCAATTTCTCTAGGCGTTAAATGCTCAACAAGCCTTTTTATGATCTCTTTTTTTTCATAGTCAAGCATGGCATACCTCTGCATAGTTACAAAAACGGCACTGCCAGAAGTCTGGCTTGTTGCTAATACGCGCTGGGGCTTCTTTAGCATCTAAAATACGCTCGGCGCGTCTGATATATTGCATAGCCGTCTCAGGCTCATATTCTGTACGGCATGACTGCATATCGCGACCTCCTGCTAGAGCGCAAACGAGATAATGGCGGTCAATCTGCATGAAGTGCATATAGATTTGAGCTTGCACAAAATACTGTTCATTCCAGTTTTTGAGCGTCTTCTTCTCGCCTAATGATTCCCTTATTCTACAGAATTCATTAAACTTTTTATCACCACTACATTTAATCTCAAGAACGTGCTTCTTTTTTGGCGCTTGCAAGATGCCTTCAATAATGCCGTCAACATGGCCGCGCATCCTGCCACCAAAATGAGAGAATCCGAATTGCCCGCCGTTATCGTCACGGTCTAAAAGGTCGATGCCTTTCACCATGCGCAAGCGGTCAATGATAAGCTGCTCTGTGCGGTGCCCGTCTTCAAAGGCTGCAAGTGTCTGGAATGGATACGGCTTTAGATCCGAGCTTAATTTATCTTGATTGATTGCATACCAAATCTTCCGAGAGCATGGCTCACCGATAAGGCTCGCCCCTAAATACCCGCGACGAGGCTCTAGGTTTTGCCTTTCCTGCATAGCCGTTTTAATGGCTTCAAGCGTTGGGTCTTTGGGGGCGAGTGGTATCATTTTATTTTCCTTATCCTGCCAAAAAGTATGCAGATTACATCTGCCAAGGCATTTTGTTTGTTTGTGCGGCTGCCGCTGTCTGTGCGATAGCCCCTGATGGCGCTGCTGAATATCCAGCGATCACGCTCTTGTCTTTACCTTCACGGTCTACACCGTCCTTGTCCTTCCAAGGGGTGCCCTTCTCAGTCTTGAGCTTCATCACAAACGGACGATTGCGCAGCTTGCTTTCATCTTCTTGAAGCTCATTATAGCCAATGGCCTTGCAGAACTTTGCATACTGCTCATAGGCGATCTTAACGGCCTTTTCGTTCGGATTAACAATGTTAAAGCGATCTACAAACTCAGTATCCCGATAAGTGCCGACGGTGATGACGTGCGTCAGAGCAAGATATTTACCTGTTCCAGCACTTGTATCCTTCATCTCGGCCTTGACGCATACGGCTTGGTAGTCGCCATCTGGAAGTAGTGGAGCGCCGCCAGTGCCAGCGCTTGCTAGGACTTCTTCAACATTCAACTTTTGTACAGGGATTAGAAACGATGCCATTTTTTTAGTTCTCCTTCTTTGTTGCGCCAATAAGTTTCTTATAAATGTCGCCGAGATTGGCAGGCTCGACAATTTCTAAGTTTCCACTGCGATCTTTAGCTTCATAGCTAGAATCTCGCTTAGTCTGTAGTGCTGATCTTTCTTCTCCTTCCGCGTCTTTCCAGACCTGCAAGGCGAAGACTTCATCGAAATAGTAGGGCAGTGATTCAGATATTTTTTGCCCGGGCGCTGACGGCCCAAACAAAATGCCGCCCGTGATCTCGTCCTTCACCTTGCCTTGTTTCGCCGCGATATAGACGTTTTTGGGCAGGCCTCTAAATGCCCTAATAAGGCCAATCATAATATCGGCCATTTCACCGTATGCCTTGCGCGGGTCTTTTGTCTTTTCCTTTTCATCCGCAAGGACGACCTCTGCAATCTCGCTAATGCTATCAAGGCAAACCCAATCGTATTTCTTATCGTTTGCGAGAAACATGTAGGCCTCGCGCAAATCGTCGATTGTCTTGATCTCAATAAAGTCGATGCTCTCTCCGCGGATTGATAGCAGGCCAGCTTCTGCGCTCAGGATGATAGGCACACCGCCTGTTGTCGCACATAGGCGCGTCTTGCCGCTTCCTGACGGGCCGTGCACGAGGATTTTGACGTATTGAGACGCCTCGTCCTTTGTGTTTTTAACTTCGATTCCCATGGCTTATTTCTCCTCGACTGTGATGGTTGGTGATGAGGTGCTGACTGTGCGCGCTGGCTCGAACATGGCTTGCAGTGTTGAAGGCCAATTCTTGTATGCGTTCTCGCTCACGTCAAACTTCACCTTGACATATTCGCGCGGGTCTTCGCCACGCATGGCGAGTTCGTCCGCTATGCGTTCGAGAAGCTCTTGATCCCAGCTGATCTTTTTTGTGATGGCATACTTGATCTTGTATTTATCGCTATCAAGCGTCGCTGTTCCGCACCCATAATCAGCATCGGCTAATTGTGCGTCAATGTCAGAAGCTGCAATCTCTTCGATTGTTTCTTCTACATGCTTCTTTTGTTTTGTGAGTTTTGCGATCTGCTCTTTCAGTGAAAGAAGTTCAGACGCGAGTGTGTCGATTGTGTTTTCTGTAGTCATTGCCGTATCTCCTTTGGGTTGGCTGTTGACAAGAGAGAATATATGCCTTACAAGAAAAGGTGTCAACAAGAAAGTTTTGCTTTAGGGGAAATAATTTAGCTATGGAAGATTTTGAGATTGAGGCCGCGCTTTCAGGCGGTCGCATGGGTGGTGAATACCTGCAAGAGCTCGGTCAATATGACATGAGCAAACTTACGCAAGAACAGTGGCGTGAGTTTTTATGCTGCATCTGCAAGGAATATCACATTAAGCACACTCTAAATAAACCTCAACCCTAGGATTTTGTTTGTCAATGCCGCCGCTGATTAACTCAATTCGGCTGACAACCTGCCAGCAGTCGTCTTTAATCACGCCGCGCTTGACGATAAAATCTTCGGCTGCCTTTATGCGGTTAGATAGGTCGCGCGCCCTATTGTCAGGCCAGAAAAATGTATAGCGCATAGATACACACTCTGCATTAAACACATCCGTAGTGATGTGTTCACAGAGCTTCATCCATTCCTTGTATTTCTTGCTTGGGAATCTCTTTTGGCCTGACCCGCCGCCAAATAGGGAATTGACGCTTGGCGGCAATGGAAGAATAATTATCATATCAATCTGCCTCAATCGCAAAATAGGTCTTTGACGGCCTGCCGCCTGACGCTGTCGGTGTGCGCATATCATACGCGATCAGCTCAGCGTCTTCCAGAGCTTGCAATATCTCTGCAAGGTCTTTACGCTTGTAACGGCTAAACGGTGGCGTCTTCTGCATCTTAGCAAACGACACGCCATTATGGCCAGCAACACGGATTGCTTTAAGCGCCGCCTTCTTCTGGCCCTCAAACTCACTGCCGCTCACACACATTTTAAGCTCGTCGATAAGCCTGTTGAAATTGTACTTCGTCCAGCTAATAGCCCATGATAGATCATCTGTTGACACAATATCAGCATGAGGGTTAGCAGATAGCGCATGGATGAGAGCGAGTCGCATAGCGATCTCATTCGCGCGGTTGGTGATATTTTCCAGCCCCACCTTTTTCAGCATATCCCGCTGGTCGAGCCAGTAACGCTGAAAGTCTTCCTGCATCACCATAGCGTCGTGGCTAAACGAGAGTTCGATCAGCTTGGGCTCTACAGTCGGGCTTTCTATATCAGAGCCCCTGCGTGCTTTAATCTTATCTGCCCAGTCCGTAATTGATTTCGGCACTGGCATACGGTCTTTATGCCGTCTAATATCTGGTTTTTCATCGGACACACAAACCAAGAAGCGGTTTAGAAAACCATCATTAACGCTCTCAAGCCCGAGTGTGTTAAACAGTTTTTCAGGCGTGGACATAGCCAGCATGGTGATATGCGGCTTATGCACAAAGAGCTTTGACATAGCGTCTTTAACGTCCTTTGTCGCCGTTAGCATACTATAGTTCTTTGCCCTTTGTGTTCCATCGGGCCGTCCAAACACCTGCATCAATTCAGAGTTTGCCGTCTTGGCAATGCTATCGTTTTTATTTTTTGACACCTCAAGATAATGTGCAAACTCATCAATCACAGTGAGATGCCTTGGGCGGTTAATGAGCGCAGATAGAACGGCAGCGCCTGCTGTATACCCATCGCCGCCGATCAGGTTTGCGTTACCCGTCTCTGATAGGATCTGCTCAATAACGCGTTTAGGGTGCTCTTTGCCTGTGCCTGTCTCTGCAACATTTATGAGATAAACCATCGAGAAGATGCCTGTACGCGTGCAGAAGCAACGCCCGAGCATAATAGATGCACAAGCTATCGCGGATTGTATGGCGAATAATGGCTGATTATTGCCTGACGTGGCGTTATAAAAACCAACAATATCAGCCAGCACGCCACTCGGTGTGTCGTATTTAAGCTCTTGTTTTTTCTCAAGATCGAATCTCTTTGGCTCAAAACAGAGTGCCTTCTTGAGCGCGTCAATTCCCTCGGCCTGCCGCCAGTCATCAAAATCTTTATGGCCATTGTTTGGGATTATATACCCAATTCCAAGGCCAGACTTTATTTGCTCGGCTGCATTTATGCCCGTATTCGCGCCGCTTCCATGGTCATTATCTGCTGCGATAACAACAGCTTGCCCATGCTTTTCTTTTGCAAAATTGGCAATATTATATAGATTTCCAGCATCAAATGAGACGTATGCCGTGCAGCCAGTGGCTAAATGGACGCTAACCGCTGTCGCGTACCCTTCCGCGATAAATACGCGGTCAGTCGTGCCGTTTAGCACAAAATATCCGCCCTTCTTCTGCGTTCCCGTCTTAAAGCGCTTCCTGTCTGTCCAGATACGCTGATATCCTGCCAGCACGCCATTTTGCAGGACTGGCACCAGAAGGCAACCATCTCGGTTATCGTCCTGCCTTACATCGCCAGCAGGGGCCAGATTCTTTGCCGCCAGATAGGCGTTAGTGTCTTTGGCTACTGGATATGCCGTCCACTCGCTTTGAGCCTCTGTAGCGCATCGTGCGTAGGCTTCTGCCTGTTCGCGCTCAGCCTCTGCCTTAATCGCCTCAAGCTGCGTGTTATACGCGACGCGCTCGGACATAGTCATGTGGTGGGCTTGCTTGCTCGACCAAGAGTGTTTCTCTCCAGTCTTCCAGCTGCCCCAGACTGCAACGCCAAACACGGCACCATCTAACGCGCTATCGTCAAGCTCGTGATACACGAGCCATCCAGATTGCTTGCCTTTACGGTCATCTGGCCCGTCAATGCGCGTGAGTTTGCCAATGGTTAATTGCTTCGGAATCTCAAAGCCAGTCTGCTGTAGCTGGTCGCATACCTCACGGCGCGGATCACCTGACGTATGACAAGATATAAAATCTGAAACCTTCAGACCTGACTTGATCGGAATTGCCATTAGATAGCCCCCCTAGATCGAGTTGACCGCCCCCCGCTAGGGGCAGGGCTTAGGGGTGGATCAGACCCAGCGGCCAAAACTCATATAAGATTGGGTTGTGTTAGAGAGAAAGTTGCATTTGTCTGCATTCCGCATCAAGATATTTACAAGCCTGATTGAAATAACTCTGTTTCAGTTCAACACCGATAAACCTACGCCCAGCTTGCAAAGAGCAAACACCCTCGCTGCCAATACCCATGAATGGTGAAAGCACAACGTCATTAAGATTGCTCCACATATAAAGGCAACGCTCAATCACATCTAGTTGAAGCGGGCACATATGGCGTTCGTCGTTTTGCTCTTTGGCCATTCGGCAATTCAGAGTGCGGGTCTGGTCAATATCCATCCAAACAGGACTAGCCCATTTTTGCCATTGGCTGACTGGAAACTTACCAGCATCTTGTTCAACAGGCTCGGCATTTTCTCCCGGCTTCTTAAACACAAGAATATAATCAGCCATCCCCATGCGGCTTTTAGTGCTGTCCTTTTGGAGCTGCTTATAAAGCAAACCGAGGGCTTTTGTGCGCGTCATCTCTACTACAGGATCGCGCCAGATAGTAACGCGGCTATGATAAATCCACCCTTCTTCCTCATGAGCTTTAATAATTTCCCCGGGGAAGTCTTTTAGGCCGATATATCCATCAATAAACTTTCTCGCTGGTAACTCTGTGCAATGTACAGCAGACAACCTACCATGCTTTGTAACGCGCATCTTCTCTTTGATAAGATAGCGATAGTGCTTGAAGAACTCTTCATTATCCGTGCAGTTTCCCATATCCCGTTCGCTGTCTGAATAAACGAATAGGTTTACAAACGGCGGCGAATAAACACTAAAATCTACGCTATTTTCAGGTAATTGACTGACAACATCAACGCAATCTCCATTATATGCCGCATAGCGTTTATCATGTTTATCAGCTAAGCATTTAATTACTTCATCCATGATGGTTTTCTCCCGTTGTGTGTTGGATTGTAGGTTACTTTCATTTCTGCGCTGCGATCAATTGATCTAGCCATCGCTGCGCCCATGGCCTTTTTCATTTTCGCATGGTCATATGCCTTACGGTCAATAACTCTGCCAATTGCATCTTCACCTTCTGCGACAATCAAGTGAACATCAACACGCTTTGTTTGACCGAACCTCCAGCATCGGCGGACGGCTTGATAGAACATTTCATAACTAAATGAACGTCCAGCAAAAATCATTCGGCTGCAATGTTGCCAATTCAGACCGAACCCTGCGACTGATGGCTTTGTTATGATATAAGGTATACGGCCTAAGCTAAATGCTTCAAGGTTAGCCTCCTTAATTTCTGCCTTTTGGCTTCCTCGCACTTCGACTGCTTTATCACCAAGTCGTTCAATAATCGCG